CATTTTTTTTATAATTTTCTATTGATTCTAAAGTATTATCTATTTGGTTTTTGGAGTAACCACTTTCAAGTAACTTTTCATAATCTAAAACACTAATTGATAAATGAGCAAAAGACTTATATATTTGTTTTTCTTTATTTTCCTTTACTTTACTTTCCTTTATAGTATTACTATCGTAATTCGTTTGTAATACGTTCGTATCTTTTTTTGTTTTATTCCAACGCTTTAATACTGATTCTCTTGCTTTTAAAGATTTTTCATTTCTTTCAGTTAAACGTCTTTCAACTGATAAACTTCCAAAAGTACCATCTTCAATTACAAATAAATCAAAGTCATTTATTATGCTTTTTATAATATCGGGGTCAGTTCGTAAATCAAATGCAATACATTCGTAATCCATTGGCAATACGTTCGTATTATTATAAAGGTCTTCTATTATAGCCCAAAATAAACCATAACCTAAAAAACCATGTTTGTTTATTAGCTTCTTAATCTTAATGTCATTTCTAACATTGTAATCGTGTGAGAAGTAAAATGTATCTTTAGCCATTATACCTCCTTTTCATGCCTTCATAACATAATATTTCATATTTGGCATTGATATTAAATTCATTCCTAAATAAAGATAAATATCTAATAATTCCGCATTCAGCATTTAATGCTTCCTTTCTATCTTGATAAGACTTTATAACTATAAAACTATCAAAATCTTTATCTTCTTTATGTTTTTTTAATCTTGTAGGTAACGAACAAGTAACTCCAATGTAAATTGGATTATCGTTTTTAATTAAAGCATAAAGCTTGTGTGGTTTTTTATTCATTTCGCTATTGGATTTTATTCCTTGTCAAGTGCAATGCGTAACCAATAGCGACAAAGGAATATACGCAAAGCACAAGACTTGGAAATATTAATAATTAATTTGTTGTTGTTTTCATGTCGCTATTAGTAATGGTGCAAATATAATAAAAAAAACAATATAAAATACTTTTTAACTATCTTATTGAAGTTTAAAATCAATAGCTGCTAAAACTCCACCACTTATTTTACAATTAGTTTTAACCCATCGTAAATAATTTAAGTCAGTCATTTGATAGATAACTTCGCCTTGATACTTTCCAAACGGCATACGCTGTTGTTTAACTTCGTATTCGCTGTTATCTTTTGGTTTGTTACCTAAGAATTTGCCACACCCATTACAAGTGCATACTCTTTGATTTGATTTTAATTCAATTTTGTAGTCGTTAATCGAGCCACATGAAGTACACACTACTTCGTTCCAGTTCTTTTGCATATTGCTAAAAAATATAAATAGCCTACTAATTAGGTCGAAACAAACTAATACCGTTGGGTAAGTTTCCTAACTTTCAGCTATTGTTTTTAAATAAAAATTATCATTTGATTTCAGTATTAATTTGTTTCGTTTACAAATGTAAGCAATTATTTGATACGGTGGTGGATTAGGTTAAAATATATTCTAAATGTTTAATTCTATTCCTCATTTTAGATATTTGAAACGCTTTATTAAAATGCTTCTTAACATCTTTTTTATGTTGCTGATAGTCCTTTCTTCTAAAATATCGTTTTCTGTTTTTATAGCTTATTTTTTTATGATTAATATATAAAGTGCTTGTTATAAATATGCATATTGCTTGCGAAATGATAATACCAACCAACTTCTAAATTAAGTTTGTTAGAGACCAACTTTTGAAGTTTAGAAAAACAATATTGGTCGTTGCAAAATCCAAACCACAAATCGTTAGAACGCATGTTTACTGTCATACAAAGTTTATTTTTTACAACTTGAAAATGAATAGAATTAGTACAAGGCGTATCATACTTATAAGTTTCAATTTCTTTTCCGTCATAAATAGATAAAACAGCCTGTCTAGTATCTTTGTTAGACTTTAATTTCGCTATGATATTTTCTAACATGTCGTTTCTATTCCACTGCCAACCGTAATTAGAGCGTACGTCTCCATTTTCGTCCATGTGTTTTTTCCATATTGGGGCGTGTTTTGATATTGCTAATGCACTTGGGTTACCACTAATGTACCAATCCCATTCTCTATCAGCGTAGGTATTGTTCCAATTCCTAAAGCTACTACTTATAATGTTGTCTAATGGATTTATAATATAGAAACCGCAATTGTACAAAACTTTCGTATCACCTACTATTTCACCATCATCATTTAAAATAATGAAGATGGTTTCGAATGCCTGTTGAGCGTTTTTAAATTCCATACTATAAGTCCTTTTTATAAATGTATGCAACACCTCCATTTCTACTTGGTTTAGCTTTTAGATGTATATCGTCGTCAGAAGTGTATATTGAGCCATTTATAGATATATTGTTTTTTTCTAAAAATGAATTAATATCCTTAAACATGCATGGTAAATTGTAGTAACCGTTTTTATGCAAATTTAAAACATGAATCTTTTTCTCTTTATCTTTCTTAAATGTTCCGTTCTCCATTTTACCAGTTCTATTCTTTATAACGTTATAAGCCGATTCAATGCAGTCTTCTAGTTTGTAACCACATAATTCCGAAAGATTAACTAAAACGACAACACAATCACCAAGAGCGTCTATTATTTCTTTCTCATCCTTTTTTAATATTGCTCTAGCTAACTCACCAGCTTCTTCTTGCAGTTTTAAATATTGGGTTTTAGGGTCTCCACTTTCGTAGATTCCCTTGTTTTTAGCCCATTTTCTTATCAAATCAAAATTCTCCATATTTATTTATTTTTTAAAATCCATAATGTGTTTCTAGATTGCTCTGGAAAAAATGGAGCCATCAAATTGCTAACTAAATTAGAATCGTAATATTTTGTTAAATGCGAAAACATTTCTTTCTGCCATTCATTCATTAAATCCTTGTAATCGCGTTGACTAGCAAATGTTCCAAATGAATCAACTATGACAGCGTGTTTACTAAACAATTGTTTAAGTTCTTCATAAGAAAACTCTTGAACATCAACACCCCTACCATCTCCACTGTCGTAAGTATGGTTGCCAGCTGCCCCTACTTTTTCGTTAAAGTTTGGAGTTGAAATATAATAGACCGCATCTTTGTTTCCACAAGCGATAAAGTTCTCCATAAATTTGTCAGCGTTTTGTTTTCCAACATGTTCTAAGACTTCAAATGAACAAAACTTGTCAGCTTTAAATGTTTTAAAATCAACTCCATTTTGAGGGTCAACCAAGTCTTCCACTTCAAAAGAAGCCCAATCAACATTATTGTATTTATCTCTTGCAGCCTGTATAGTTTTGTTTCTAATATCAATTCCAATATACCTTTTACACTTAAATTTGTTTCGATAAAGAACTTCTAATAAATTGCCTTTTCCACTACCAAAATCAACTATTGTTTCGCCTATCTTTGCTTCTTTTAAAATATGCGTCCACCTTAAGTAGTGAGCAAATTGGTCACGGTGAAAAACATGACGGTCAAAAGACGCCTGCTGGTCTAAATCAGTAACATTATACTTCTTTGTTTCAATCTTTGTTTCTTTCATTTTTTTTAGTTTTAATTATTAATTGTTTTTATTATTTATAAAATTATTTAACGAACCTAAATAGGCAACTGCATCTAATAAATTGTCTTCTTTATGAGAATAACTCTCTCTTGACATCTTCAATGCTACCATACATTTATACATGTCTTCAGTAGTTATGTCCTTAGAGGTCATTATTGATGCCAATTTTGCAGCTTTTTCCATCCCATGCTCAAATGGTCCATATATTCTTTCTTTTTCTTGAGCTCTTTTATTCACAATGTTATTTGCTTCTTCTAGTATATTCATAATTTGTTTTAATTTTTTTAATTAGTTTTCGTTCATCTGATTTAAACCATGCCCCTTTAGATTGTTCTAATAAATAAACATCTTTGAACTCGTTTGTTGGCTGGTTTAATACCATTTTTTTAAGTGTAAAATAATTCGATTCAGTTGTTTCAAGTTCATCTTGACATCGTGCAATTACCAACTCGATAAAGTCGTTTGATGGTATAGCTAACAATGTAGGGTTTTGAAAAAACAACTCTCGCAACGGCATTTTACAAAGTTTGTTATAACTTCTAATGTTTTTCATGTTATTTAGTTTAGCGTTTTGTTCGACAAATTTAATTAAAATATTTATACGTATAACAATTTATACTTATTATTTTTAAAATAATTTATCTTCCAAAGTGTTTAATTATTAATTCATTTTCGTTAATTACTTCTTTAGTTGGTAAAGTAGTCAAATCATGTATTAAACTACGATATTTTACATTATCTTTCAAAAGTAATATGTTTATACTACTTTGCTTTTTAAGTGTCTTATAATGCTTTATTTTAAGTCGTTCAATATAAACGATAAAACAGACCGAAATTGATAGCGTGGTTATTATTATTTCTTTCATGGTTTAAGTTAATTTTTCTTCGTCTTCAATTATTTCAAAAGTTGCTTTATAGGTATTAACCTCCATTAATTTACTACCTTTACCATTAAACGTAAGGACTTGAATATAATAATAACCTTTATCAACGCTTCTTTCTTTTGGTCTAATATCAATCCATGAAGCTGAACTATCTGAAAATGAATCTACTTCTATTATACTTGACGGATTAGATTCTTTTAATTGTTCTGCTATTTTATCTATTAATCTTGTTTTCATAACTTTAGTTTTTTAGAAAACTTTATTTCTATTTTTTGTAATGGTGTTGCATTTCTACGAAAATAATTACGTGAAATTCCCTCGTATAAAACAGCCTTATAAAGTGGTATTCCATCTTTTACTAAATCTAATAACCTC